CCTTCCGGGTTGTCCTTCCAGGACTTCGTGCGGAAGTGCAGGGACTTGCCGATGGGCAGGTAGCGCTCGGAGTAGTCCGGTGCGGGACGCTGCCACATGCCGATCGTCTTGCCGGTCTGCGGAGAGAAGTCCCACCTCCACCAGGACTCCTGCGCGATCGGCAGCATCTTCTCCCAGCCGATCAGGCCGTCGTTGTACTGGGAGGCCGTCGTTCCGAACTCGTCCACGACATCGTTGAACCGCTGCTTGTAGCAGATCTCGAACCAGGACCATCCGAAGATGAGCATCGAGTTCACTTCGGAGATGAAGTCAGGCCAGCTCATCTCCATGTCGTCCTTGCAGGACTCCAGGTACTTCGCCCGCTCCTGGTCCTTCTTCGAATCGCTGGCCGGTTCTACCCGCCACGCCACCTTGCGCATGAACATGTCGATGGCGAAGATGACCGCTCCGATGACGGAGGAGTTCTGGTACATCTCCTGGTAAACGCTGACCGCCTTGCGGCCTGCCAGCTGCGGGAGCAGCTCCTCGTAGACATACCCGTAGGAGCGCTTCAGACCGCTCTGGCCCAGCTGGACGGCACCCAGTCCCATGCGCGGTTCGGCGCCGGAAAGCGTGGGCGTCTTCCTCACCTTCAACTTCGGCGCCACTTGTCGGTACCTCAAATCTTCCAGGGTGAAGTCTCACGCGTAATGGAGACGACAGAAGTTCTTCTATCCGTGTTCCGCTTGCGAGCCGTCCAGGCCAGGGCCACGGAGGCGATGGTGTCCGGAAGGTGAGCGCTCGGACCGATGTTGTAGAGGTTGTCCGCGGTCACGAACCGGAAGTCGTCGTACATGGATGTTATCCGAGGGCACAGAAAGTTGTCGCCTTCGACTCCCGTGACGAACTCTGTGATCATCTCTGTCCGGACTTTCCCGTTCATGGAGATCTCGGTGAGATTGTCCCGCACGGTTCCCGGAGGATAGACGATATAGTCGCCGACGACCCCGCCGACACCCGTTCCATCCGACACGACGTCGCCGCCGTACGCCGCCCACCTCTTGTTCAGGCGCTCGATCATCACAGGCCAGGGCCGGTTGTTTATCTTCTCGAACGCCGCCAGCTTCCACTGCCCGACCGTGACGTCCCAGGTGGTGATGACCGTGAAGTCTCGAGACTTGGCCCAGTCCACCCCGGTCACGTAATCGCGGTCCGGCCGTGGCTTCATGAATTGGTAGTACATGCCCGCCTCGCCGGGAACCACATCCCAGCGCGGATCGAACATCTTCTCCACGGCAGCCTCGTCGAGTGCACGCCCCTCGAAGTTCGGCTCCAGGATGTCGTACTCGTTCTTCCACATCTGGGCCGGGATTTCGGAGCGCTTACGCTCCACCTCAATGGGGTCGAGCCAGCCGTCCACCGGATTCGAGGTGTCTTTGTAGCACCACGAGTAGACCGGAAAACCCTTCTCCGCGAATTCCCGCTTGTAGTAGGTGACCGGGCCGTCCGGGTAGGTGTGCGTGCTGGAGAAGACCGTGGACGTCTCGATCCTGTCCCCGGTGAGCAGGGAAGTCCCGCGCATCGGCTGGCCCAGCGCGGCCTGAACGATGTCCAAGTCTGCCTCGTCGATCTCGTCAATCCGCAGCCTGCTCGGGTGGGGTCCGCGGACGGATGTCTGCGAAGCCATGAGGGTTCTCGCCCGTCCGCCGTTGGTCAGTTCGGTGTCAAACTTCGTTGGAGGCTTCGCCAGCAAATACTTCGGTGCCCGCGGCTTGTGCCACAGGTCGTTCATCGACGCCTGCACGCGGATGGCCTGCGCGCCGGAGCCTCCGAGGATGGAGACTTCCGCACCCAGGTACGTCATCTCCATCATGCCTAGCAGGGACAGGGTGAAGGTCTTCCCGGAGAATCCTCGGGAACCCAGCCACATGGCCTGCGGGGTGCGCGCGAAGAACGCGTTGCAGAAAGCGTCGAAAGGTGTGTCGTGGTTGTCGCACACCTTGGTGCGCGGAATCTTGACGCCGAATGTCGCCAGCACGGCGTACCAGAGTTCCGCGTCTGTCTGGGGCGGACGCTGGATGACAAACTGCGGCATGGGTCAGCTCGGGAGGAACTTCATGAGCTGGCCGTTGCTACCGCAGAAGTCGGCAACGAGCATGCCGGAGTAGGTGGCAACCGAGGGACCTGCCGTGGCGGTCTGGAGGATGACGTCCGTGTTCCCGTCCAGGGTGACCATGAACGTGTACGGGGAATCCGGGGAACCGGCTACCGCGGGAACCGGAAGAACCTGAACGGAGCTTCCTACCTTCAGCGAAACGTTGTTCGCATCCGCGGTGGTCGGAGCGGTTCCATACAGGCTGATGTACGCCCTGATCCGGTACACACCAGCCTGAGTCACTTGGTTCGTGTGGCTGAGCGTCACGAAGGCGACGTTCGCCGCCGCACCGGCAGCAAGAGCCCCCTCAGAAGCTATCGAGGAAATGCCGACAGTCATGTCTCTCCTTCCAAAAGGTTCGAGGGCGGGCGCAGGTCACCCGCATGGGGGCGCCTTGCACCCCGGCGAACACTGGGCTGACGCCCGCCCCCGTGGACATGATAGGGCACTTCTTTGACTTTTCCGACTTCCGAGTTCTCTAGTTCGGAATCTTGTTGGTCCGCTGCTTTGTCAGCTTCTCCTTCGGCGCCTTCAACTTCGGAATTTTCGGGGCCTTCGGCTTGAGGACATGGGCGGTCGGCGTCCTGGTGGTTTTCGGCTTCTTTCCCTTTCCGCCCTTGCTTCCCTTCGACCCGGAAGAACCTCCGTGGGGAAGATGCGGAAGTCCAAGATTCAAACCGTTCCCTGGAACGCGCAGCCTACGGCGGCCCTTCCCTCCCTTGCCCCCGGTTCCGCCTTTTCCTCCCGGGCCTCCTGCCCCTCCGGCCCCGCCAGGTGCTCCGGGGATGTGCTTCGGCTCCTTGGCCTTCTCCTTGTCCTCGCGAATACGGCTTCCGGAGGCTGTGAGGCCGCCGTTGCCGCCTCGTGATCCCTGTCCCATCACTTGCCTCCGGACTTCCGGTTGTCGGGCTTGGGGACGTGCCTGAAGCCCTTGAGGATGACCTGCCGCGCCTTCTGCCCCTTGGTTCTTGCCGCCCGCCGTGCGGACCGTGCGTTAGTCCCCATCGTTCTCGAAACCTCTCGTCCGCTTCTTGGAACGGATCTGCCGCTGGCCCTTCACCGTCGTTCCGGAATCGAGAAGTTCCCGGCGCCGGTTGGTTCGAGTTTCCACCCGCACGACTTCCGCGTCCAGACCGGCCCTCTTGACGACCTCGTCCGCGTCGGTGTGCCCGTAGACGAGGATCTGCTGGAAACCGATCTGCTCCTCCGCCTTCTTCAGAAGTCTTGCGGTTGTCCTGATCCTGTCGTTGTCCCCGCGGACCGTCTGCACCTGCGTGGAAACCACCGGTGCTCCTTCAGGGATGCATTCCATGCAGAGGTCCAGGGCCTCGTCGCTGCCGCCGTATTGGATGTCCGGGATGACGAACAGACCGGCTTCCTGCCAGTACCTCGCCACGTAGGCGGAACGGTAGGCGGCGTAAATCCACAGGGCTGCCGGGTGCCCCTGGTTGACCGAGTAGTTCGGCATGATGCAGGTGGTGATCCCGCAGTTCACGATTTTCTTCGTGTTCATCGCTGGGTCTGTGTAGAGCCCCTCGAAGTGGAAGTCCTCTGTGTAGAGGCTGAGGATGCTCCGTTCGAAGGGGATTCCGCGGTTCCCGGTATGCCACTGGGAAACCCACCACTGGTCTTTGTCTCCGGCCCGGTCGCCGTCGATCTCGATGCCACCCCACATGTCCAATTTCTCCGGAAGCCTGTCCGGAATCATGTCGAGGCGAAGCTCAGGGATGTCGAAGTTCTTGTCAGAGTCGAACAGCACGTACCGGCTGAAGTCGTCCACGCCGCCCAGGTCGTCCGGGGCGTCCTCGATGCTGTCGATGGACTCCAACGGGTCTCGGTTCATCTCCACCAGGAGCTTGCCCAGAGAGTCCTCGTTGTACGTGGTGCCGATCAGGTGGCCGATCTCGTTCTTCTGGCTTTCAAGAAGCTGGGCGAGAAGCGTCGGGTCGTAGGTGGCATCATCGGTGGAACCGTTGTCGGCCAGCACGATGCGGCGGGCATGGCTCTCGTCCACGTCCACCCACACCACCTTGATGTTCTTCCATCCCAGGGAGCGAGCAGCCTTCGTGGTGTGGTTACCGGCGAGTATCTCGTTCTCCCGGCCGGTCTGCGTTCCGCGGTTCACCACGATCGGCTTGAACTGACCGTTGGCCTTCAGACTCTCCGCAACCTTCTCCAAGTTTCCTACTCGCGGGTTCTGGTAGTAGTACTTCAGCCCGCGGATCGGAACCTCTTCGTAGTCGAGGTCCAGGGAACTGTCAGAGACGGCGTCGGCCTTGGTCGGCTTTCTCAGTTTTGCGGGCACAGATCTTCCTCGCCAGTAGTCGCTCGTGGAGGACGCCGTACCGGTGGATGGCGATGGCGTCAATCAGGTCTTGGTCCCCTTCAGCCAAATGATAAGCCTCTGGGCAGTTCTTCTCCACCCACTCCGCGATTTCTGGCTTCTTGGCGTTCCCCTTCCCGATCACTGTTTTCTTCCAGTGCCCGACGTTCACCAGCTTCAGCGGAACCCCAAAATTGCTAGCGGCTGCCATCACAGCTCCGCCAACCTGAGCCTGCACGACCGTGGAATGCACTCCGCCGACGCCGACCAGTGGCGCCTCCATGTAGATCACCAGATCGCCGCCGAAGTCCAGAAACGAAAAAACCTCCCTGTAGGCCGCACCCGTCGCCGAGTACAACCCACCAGGGAGGTCAATCGTGTGAAGCTCTGAATCGTACCCGTTCTCGGATACGCACAGGGCAAGCTTCTTGGAGCTTGGGTCGATGCCGATGACTGTTCTCATCCGGCCAGGGTATCAGCGGAACTCGCTGAAGTCCCCGATGTAGCGAGGTTTTCCTGGGTAGTTGTTCGGCGGAATAGGCGGAGCATCCATCTCTGTTGGACCAAACTGGAGGCTCAGGAAATCGTTGCCCAGTGCTCCAGCAGTCGAAGATTCCTGGGACGGCAGAGGACCGAACCCACCGGACTGCACACGGTTCTTCTGCCGCGCCTTCTTCTTGCAACCGGGCACAAGGCAGACGTAGTACTCGTCGTTGTTCAGCTTGTCCACGACCTTGGACATGGCTCCGCCGTGCTCCGGGCACTCCAGAACGAACGGCTTGATCGGCTGTGCCACCTTATTCCCCGCTTCGTCGATAGCTTTCTTCCACCCGAGCTCTGCACGCATCCGGTCGATAGCCATCTTGCACGTGTTCAGCGCTAGATGTCGGTTGTTGTCTCCTATCTTCAGAGTTTTTGGCTTGAAGCCGTAGTCGTCATGCTTGACGGTCAGTTCGACCGTAGTCTCCGCCTGAGCCAAATCGTACGAAGACCTGATCGCCAGGTTGAACGGTTTGGTGTGCTCGTGCAGCTGAGCAATAATTCCGGAGTCCATCAGGTCCGGCTTCAGCGGGTACTTGCGCTCCATTTTCCGCTTCATTTGGTCAATGTACCCGCGCAGGACGCGCTCCGGGTCCTGGAGAGTGTCAATATTCTCTCTAGCTATTTCTAGGTGCTCCATGTGAAGTGTCTTCGGGTGGACCATCTCCAGCCGGTACCTACTGCCGGTCTGAAGTCCGCCGTCCGTAGTCACAACGTTCAGCCGGTACGGAGCGGCGTAGGAGATGAGCGCGTTCTGCCGCTTCCTGTTCCTCTGGTAGTCGCTTACGTTCAAATCATCCACCCACTTCAAACTATCCCGAAGACTCTCTTCCAAGTCTTGATTGCTCAGACTCCACTTGACGAGCGGTGAGTCTCCGAGAGCCGAGTTCCGCGGCAGCCCTTGCCACCTCCCGAAACGTTCGTAGCTCCCCTGTCCGGAACTTGACGAGCTCCGATCCTTTTCCGATCGTCCCATCCGCCTCTCCCTTCAGGATGAGGGCCATCATCTCGCTGGCACGTGCGTAGTACTGATCCGCGACTTCCTGGAGGGCGTGGACACCGGACACTGGTGACTCCTTCCGGCCGAGAAGTACGTCCCAGTACTCCTCCAGTTCCTCCCTGAGTTTGTGGGCGGGAAGTAGCATGTAGCCGACCTGAACGGTGCGCAGCCGGACGTTCGTGTATCCGCGGTCCTTCTTGTCGTTACGCATGGGGCGCAGCTGCTTCATGTCCTGTTAGGCCAGCTTCCTGAGTTGA